TTCTACTACATCCGATGATACTACTGTATCTACTGCTAATCAAGCTAGAGATATATCAAGGTTTAATAAATTTTTTAACATAATCTTAGAGCAAGGATTATTAACCGATACTCCTGAAGTAAAAGAAGCGTTAAAAAAACAAATACCTGAAGATTATAATTTATTTGATAAGAGATTAGAAAAAACAGGCCGTGAATTAAAAATAATCTCAGTAGGAAAATCTACATCAGAAGATAACCCTGAAGATAAGATAATAAAATTTGTACCTTTATATGTTATATTAGAGATGATTAATGTTGTTTTTTGTCCTAAAACAGATGTAAGTAAGGATGTAAACGATGTAGAATTCTTTACAGGAGACCCTGATGGCAAAAATACAACACCTTATCTAACCTTTCCAGGTCACTTTTCTATCAATCCTACTATTTGTTTTTTACATAAATCAAGACGAAATGGATTCCCTTTATGTTACTTCTTTACTAATAATCCTGTAACTAAGGGTATACTTCCTAAAGATCAGAATAATATATTAGATATTATGGTTAGTGTAAATTATGTTTTACAAGTTTTTGGAGATTTACTTGACCCAAGCAAGACTGATAGAAAAGATCAATCAGTATATGACTTTGTAAGAATTATATTAAAAGGTATAACTGAATCTTTAGGTAATTTAAATAATTTTGATTTTCATTACGTTGATCAAGCAGATACAGTTTATATAGTAGATAGAAAAGTTACACCTAATAAAAAAGATATAGTTGATTCTGTTCTTAAAGTAAGAGGTCCTGAAACTACTATGCATGATTTTTCTATTACAAGTAAATTATCAGCAGATCTAATGTCAACCATGGCAATAGGTGCATCAGCCCAAGGTACTGATTTAGGAGAAGATATGTTAAATGTTCAATCCTGGAATAAAGGATTAAGAGATAGATTTAATCCTAATCCTGGGTATTTAGGAGATAATACAAGTACTGATCAAGCAGAACAAAATATACAGCAGCAAAAATTTACAAGGTTACTTCAATATGTATGCGATATAGATCGATCTACTCTTAAAGAAGTAGGAGGAAAACAAACAAAGGTTATTAGAAATGATCAAACAGTTACTGAAAGCCCGTATAACTATATAAATTATAACGCAAATGAAGCTAGTGCTATTAGACCTGTATATGAAAAAATAATGCAAGATTTATATAAAGTTCAAACTAAAAAAGAATCACAAAGTGCAGCTGGGTTAATACCTATAGATGTTAGTTTTAAAATGACCGGAATATCAGGATTTAAAATAGGACAAGCATTTACTATTCAAAAAGGTACTTTACCTACTAAATATGATGGTAAAGTAGGATTTATTATTACTGGATTATCTCATGTTATAGGATCAGACAATAAATGGAAAACAGATGTCAATGGAATAATGACTATTCTATCAGAAGCGGAAATAGTAGGAAGAGATGATTTTGATATAAATGAATATATCGCAGAAAGTATAAAAATTACTGAAGTACCAGCACCAGATACTCCTCTTTTAGTTTGGCCTCAAGGTGTAACTGGATTACCACCAAACTATCTTAAAGAAAATGGGGAAGGTAATGAACAAAAAAGATTGTTTATGAAAATCCGTACAAGACAGGGAGGCGGAAGTACAGGATCAGGAAATTTCGGAGCAAGAAGATCCAGTCAAGTTGGAGTACATCAAGGTTTAGATATAGATATATCACCAAATAAAGCAATATATGCTCCTATATCTGGTACTACTAGATTTATAAATAAATTTACTGACAAAGGAGGACATGGTATAGAAATAGTAGGAAATGGAGATTATAGTGGATATTCAATAAAAATTGGGTATATACATGTAGGTTATGATCAAGAAAATGCTATTGCAGTAGCCGAAGAAGTCACCACAGGAGGTAGGAGTTTTCAACAAATAGGTTTAAATATAGCTGCTATGAGTAAATACCTAAAAAATATTGTAGATCTTAATCCAATTTATAAGTCTACAGTTGAAGCAGGTGAACCATTCTGTTATGCTGCTGATATGGTAGGTGGTTATTTAAAGCAAACTTCTGATGGTATGTTAGTAACCAGTGAATCAGGCTCACCTACAGCGTTTTTAGGATACGGAGGTAAAATGGATAATCATATTCATTTTGAAATAAGATATAACGGAGCATTAATAAACCCAGCTAAAGCACCTTATAAAACAAAAAGGTTAATTTTAAGTAGCCGCGGAGGTTCTTAAAAACAGTAAAAATGTACATACCATTATCAAAATATAGTAAACCAAAATATACAAGAGGAGACGAGCTTCAAAAAGCAGACGGTACTTTTTATAGAGGATGGTACTTTACTGATTTAGCAGGAAATTTTTTTACAGGTAAAAAACCTTCTAACAATAATTTAACTTTATCAATAGCAAGTACTGAATTAACGGATCCTCAACCTAAAAAAGAATTTACAGGAGAGTATATTCAACCAACAGAAGCAGATCATAATAATGGTTTCTTTATAAGATATTTTTTACAAGACAAAAGATCTAAAAAAATTATAGAAGTAAAAAAAGAAAAATTTGATTTTTTAAAAAAGTTTGCTTATATTACTAGTCTAGAGTTAGAATGGTTATTAACAAGCCCTATTGAAAATATAAGTAAAGGTCCTTACATATATTTTGGATCATCAGCTAGAAATAAAGAAACAGTAATGAATCAAACTATAATTGATTTTCCTAAAAATTACTTTAAAACTTATTACCAGTTTATTAGAGAAGAAGATGTTGAAATAACTCAAAAACAAATATCCGATCCTAAATTTGATCCTATAATCGATAAAGAAGATAGAGTTCAGGAAAATTTATTTACTGAAGGAGGAGAGTATTATATCAAAGGTACTAATAAAGAGTATGTAGGTAGATATCATATACATCCTGAAAAAGGAGCTATGGTTGGAGGTAAGCATACCAGACTTCCTCATAATTCTTTAGTAAAAATAGATCCTACCAATGTTCAACCATCTACTCAACCAGATACTGGTTCACAAGAGTTTACCCCTTCAGTAACTATTAGTGGCGGTACTGGATTTACTGCAGGTAGTAGCGGAGGAGGAGGATCTTCTGGCTATTAGTTGGTAATTTAAAATAAATTACTTATATTATTAAAAAGGTTATAGAGTGTTTTATATTTCAGAGACGGATAATCAATTAGAACGATTAAAAAATTTAGGTAGATTAGGAGCTTTTATTCATATTATATCTTCTAACGATAATTATCATCCTAAATTATCAAAAACTACAGCAGTTTATATAAGACCTATAGACAGTAAGCATGGATATATTATTCCTATAGATCATGAAGAAGGTATAAACGTATCAAAAGAACGTGTCTACGACCTTTTACAAGAATTTAGTACTCTATATACCGTAGATAAGAAAGAACTGCTATATCACTTTAATATACAGGGAGCTATTGATTTATCTCTGCTATATTCAATGACGAAATTCGAAAGGTTAGAATATTCTAAAGAAAACTCAACTATAAATTATTTTTACCATAAAAATAGAGATTTTATAGAAGTAAATAAATTAATTCCTATTAGTAAATTATATGAATCTTGTGAAAAATTATACGATCAAGTTAAAGGAGTAGTAAAATACAAAATACCTACCGGATTTGACTTCTATAATACCACAGCTATTAATGTTTTTTATTTAATAGAACAGACCGGATTAGGAGTTTACTATGAAGCATATAATGAATTGTTTAAACCTCGTAATCCTTCATATAATACTATAGATAATACAGTTTTAACTTATTATAATCTGTATAATATTACATCTAGACCTACTAATTCATTTAATAGTGTTAATTATGCTGCTATTCCTCACTCTGAGAATCATAGAAAAGCATTTAAACCTCAAAATGATTACTTTGTAGAACTAGACTTTGATGGTTACCACTTACGTTTACTTTGTGATCAAATAGATTATCCACTTAGTGAAGAATCCGCTCATAAACAGTTAGCAAAGTTATACTTTGAAAAAGAAGAAATAACTGATGAAGAATATAATAAAGCAAAACAGATAAATTTTCAAGCAATATACGGTAAAATACCTGAAGAGCATGCATTTTTAGAAGTTTTTGAAAAAATAGATAAGTTTATTAAAGAGTTATGGAAAGAGTTTGAAAAGAAAGGAAAAATAAAAGCTCCTATTAGTGAAAAACCTTTTACTACTCAGTTGAAAGATATGCATCCACAGAAATTAATGAATTATGTTATGCAATCGTTGGAAACATCAAGAAATATACTTATATTAAAAGAAGTACTAAGGTACTTAAGAGATAAAAAATCAAAAATAGTATTATATACGTATGATGCTATTTTATTTGATTTTAGTAAAGAAGATGGAAAACAAACTTTAGAAGATATAAAAGATATACTAGAAGAAGGTAAAAAATACCCAATAAAGTTTAAATATTCCAATAATTTAGTTTTGTAAAACAGTTTAATATTTATATGAAATGGCAAATGTTGTAGCCTCCAGGTTCGATTACGATTTAGAACCTTTATATTTAAACGAAGATATGAGTAATAAACTGTTCTGTACTTTTGCTACAGAAGATTCGCTTGAGAGCGTACTTAACCAAATTCAAGAACGTTATAAGATTATCTATAATAAGATATTCGTTCTTTACTCAAAGAGTCAAGATGAGTACATTTGTACTTATAATGTAGATTTTGGTAATGTAGGAGCTTTTTTAGAAAATACAATTCTAGTCCATAGAAAAAAGGAATCTAATACTCTATATACTATCAATGCTTTAAATACTTTAATTAAAGAACTGAACGGAGGAGTTTTAGATACTACCTATAAAATAAACTGGACAGATTACAGAAATTGTATACTTCTTACCAAAGGTCCAGATCTCAAAAGGATAAATACAAAATTATACAAAATTTTAGAAATATAGTTGGATAATAGAATATTATTACCTATATTATATTAAACGTTATAATTAAAATAAGTTATACTATGGATTTAAATGCGATCAAGGCAAAATTAGACGCCTTAAACAACGGTAATCAGCAGCAAGAAAAAACTGATTACACAAAAATTTTCTGGAGACCTGAATTAGGTAAACAGACAGTTAGAATTGTTCCATCGGCTTTTGATCCCACTTTTCCTTTTAAAGAGTTAAAGTTTCATTACGGTATAGGGAAGTACCCAATGGTAGCTTTATCGAATTTCGGTAAACAAGACCCTATAGAAGAATTTGTAAAGGAGCTAAAAAAGACTTCAGATAAGGATAATTGGTCATTAGCAGGGAAGCTTAACCCTAAGACTAGAATCTTTGCACCTGTAATAGTAAGAGGTGAGGAAGATAAAGGTGTAAGGTTATGGGGATTTGGTATTACCATCTACAAAGCATTATTAGCATTAGCTGAGGATGAGGATGTAGGTGATTTTACTGACGTAATTAATGGTTGGGATATGATTGTTGAACAACAACAAGGTAACCCTTACCCTACTACTTCGGTTAGAATTAAACCAAAACAATCACCTTTATCAGATAATAATGATTTAGTTGAGACTTGGTTAAAAACTCAACCTAACCCAGTAGAGGTTCATTCTCAATATGATTACGATTTTATTAAGAAACAACTTCAAAATTATTTGAACCCAGGATCAGCTGAGGAGAATGCTCCAGCAGCAGGTTCGGAATCAAGTACGCCAGAAAGCTCAGGAAGTCCTCAAAAGACTGACTTTACTTTGGAAACAGCTACT